GGGGGCTGTGGCTTATGCCACAGTCGTAGTAAACCCTATACGAGTTCACTGTCTTCTTTTAATTAAGAATGCGGCGGATCCCAGAGGTAATCTGTTGGGCGTTGAATGCAAAGCTCCTTCGCTAATTGCATGTCCATTCGGAGTTGTTCTTAAGGGGGTACTGGTGAGGTAAAGTGGCTTGCAAAACCACCCGACCACCATATCGGGTTACTGATTACTCAATCAGTAACGCACCAATCCATCCCAAGAGAATTTCCGAGAATCGATATTGCTGTTCCCGTAGGAACGCATTTCTTCTCCCTAGAGGCATAAAGGTGTGAAAACCGGGTAACCGGTAGACATAACCAATATGGCCTCAAGAGTATGAGACTCACCTTGACAAGGCGGCTGCGGCTCCCTGCGGTTCGTTAACCGTAGGGGAAACCGGAGTTGGTAAACTCTATTTCTTAGTTCGTATCTATGAGATTATCACTTATCTGAAGTGTTATATAGCGAATCGGGGCGATTGCATCAAACCACTTTCAAGGAAAGGCTTCTGGTGTAAGAGTATTATATACTCTGGACGGGTAACTTACAGTTAACTTTAGTTTACTGGTAGTTCTATCCGACACTAGATTCCAATTACTTGATAATGTACCTATCCCTTACAATAAGGGTAAGATATCTCCAAAGGGGTGAAATTCCCTGTGCTCTTTGGGTTAAATTCCCATTGGCATTTAGGCGTTTATACGGATAAGACGGGCGCGAGAAATAGCGCAGACAGAATGAGATCCTGTCGACCGCACCGAAGTAGGACTTCGTTCCGAACAAAGCCGAGGAGGGACTCTCAAACCTCAACTTCTATAACGAAAGATGATAATAACACTTATAATTATGTCGTCTGTACTTAGTTTAGTACATTACTTGGGCTTGGAAACCCAACTAATGGCATTATTCCTCCTACCACCATATATTTATATATGGCTTACGGGTGGATTAATACTCTTCAGACTAGGTATAGCGTTATATCGATTTATTCCTATGTTCAAGCGGTTATTCCGAAGAACCGAAAATTTTCTTAATCGATATGAAAATTCGGGATCTCTTAGAGGTAAAACTCTAGGAAATTCCAAACGAAAATTTTCAACAAGTGCGGTAGCGAAAGCTCCCCTTGTTCGCTCTGCCCCAGATAAAACTGAGGTGGATAGAAATAAACCTTCGAAGGCTCCTAAGCTGTCTAGAGCTTTGCTCTTACATAGCCTAAGAACCATGAAGTCAAAAATTAGATACGTATTACTTAATAGCAAGTTCGCTAATGCTGTGTTCCTCAGAAATGAGGGGCGATCCCTGATCAACATCTTTATTGGTGTTGCAAAAATCAGTGGATCTTCCATAAACCCAGGGAGAGTTCGAACAATTGTTCACTCTGTTAGATTCTTTCACAGTATTGCTAAACGAAGCGGTATTAAAGGTCTTGTCTTATATTTAAAGACAGCCTCTGTTAGTCTGCAGCAATCACTCGGGGGTCATGTTGTACATGATTCAGCTATGATCGCGAAAACGCGAATAGCCCGAACCTCAACAGGTTTGCCTCGATTAATTCCGGCTCTTCATAGAGCTCGAATTCGCGCAGGAGATGTAAGAATTATTCAATTCTATCTATCCTTGTTTAATGCTTACCGAGTATTAGATTACCCGGGGCGATTAAAGCTAAATACGATCACCGATCCTTTTAAAGGGACGGCTGCTATTAGATTGGAGGGTTACATACCCACCTTTCGAGTAGCTCTTGAGCGTTTAACAAAACGTTCAGACGTAGGTTGGCTAGAGTGGGTGGAAGATAAACTTCAAAACTTGAAGGTATTTAATATCTTTAAGTCATCCAGCTCTACAAGTCGAGTCCATGACTCACAATTTAGTACACATCCTTTCGCGGTGATGGCGGGTGCAGCGGCCTTCGGGCCGTCTATCTGGGGTGGGACGAAAAATAATCCCACTGTCTATCTCGATGAGAATGACGTACCAGTAGAACCAACTATTCATAAGACGACTCCGTTGGAGCGAGCAGTAGAATATTTAGAGGGTTACGTTAACCCTCGAATAATGCATGCTTTCCTTTGGTTCAAGGATAATATCCCTGATCACGTTAATTTAAACCCTCGAATCGACTATGTCGCTCAAGGTAAATTAGCGCCCAAATTTGAGCCTGCAGGTAAAATAAGAATTTTCGCTATGGTGGATTCATGGACTAATTGGTTCATGAAACCCATACACGATCTCTTATTTGACCAAATACTGCCTCGAATTCCACAAGACGGGACGTTTGACCAATTGGCCCCTGTAAAGAGACTGCTTAAAAACAGCACTTATACAGGTCTGTATAGTTTGGATTTAACCGCCGCTACAGATCGACTTCCGGCTACTCTGCAAAGAGATTTGCTAGCTGAGTTGTTGAACTCAGATCTCGCAAATGCATGGAAAGGTCTGATGACTGACAGAGCGTTTGCTATGACAGCAAAAGGCTTACCGACTAAAGAGGGACTGAAATATTCAGTGGGACAACCTATGGGTGCCCTGAGCTCGTGAGCTATGCTCGCGATTACTCACCACTTCATAGTCCAATGCGCTTCATGGCGCTCAGGTCTTACAAAACCTGGCGCATGGTACGAGAATTATGCCGTATTAGGAGACGATCTAGTGATCGGTGACTATATAGTGGTAAAACACTATCTTAAGATCCTGCAATCCTTAGGGGTTGAGTGCGGCTTAGCTAAGTCGTTACTATCACATAGAGGGACAGCACTTGAGTTTGCTAAACGAACCTTCTTCAAAGGTGTGGACGTAAGTCCTATACCTTTTAAGGAGATCGCTGCGGCATCTCTGTCTTTTCCTGCTTCGCTAGAATTTGCCAAAAAGTACAATTTGACGTTGCCTAAGTTGTTATCAGCTTATGGTTACGGCTTCAGAGTTCTAGGAACTCTAAATAAACCTATTGGTAAACTTAATAGTAAAGTTCGAGCCTTGTATTTACAGATGCAAGCATCTACCCTAAACGTAGCAAACCTATTAGACTTCCTTCGAATTGGTGAGGTTAAACACCCACCATTCGTCTATAATGATTGGGCCATGCAAATGGCTTTCATCGAAAGAGAGGTTGTACCTCTGCATCGACGACTTAGAGAATTGATCACGGAGCTTGCTCCTATGATGAATAATCGAAGAATCGTTAAAGAAACAATGGAAGAATTATGGGGTTATTACGAAGGTAAGGATATTCCCTTGCCACCGGCAACCGTAGTTAGAGACCATCTTCATTCGATAATTGGAGCCACGAAAGTGGGACCGAACGCCACTGTTAAAAGAGTCGTAATTGACCTTTTAAACAGAACGGAGTTCCTAGTGAACCTTACAAAGTTGAGAGTGCCTTTCGGCGATTTTCCTAATCTCTATTTCGATGTTTTATACATTCGAGAAGATATTGAGAATTTACCTCTTAACGATGTTAGATTCGTTAGAATTAAAGAAGAAGAGTCTGCATCTCTACGAGATTCAGTGATTCCATACCACGTTAAAATGTGGATGAAGTGGGGACCTTATGTACAAGGAACCAAAGAGTTACCAGCAACACAAAGAATGCTAACTAGCCTCCAGAAGGAGGGCCCAGTTTATGGACTTTGGCAAACAGAGAGTAGCAATTTTATTGCTCCTCATCTGTAATTGCAAAAAGTATTTATGGCGCATCTAAGCGTTGATGTCTTGTTTATAAAGACCAGGTGAAAGACCCTGTCGGGG